CACGCTTGCTTAAGGCGTGTCAATCTTTAGTTTAGAGTTAGTACTTTATTTTTTGTAAAGTTCTATTTTAAATTAATGAATCCAGTGTTGTGGAACCATGATCTTTTCACCACTTTTAACTAAGTGTGCAGTATGGTGATACGGAGGTGATGGAGGAAATACAATAATACTTCCAGCCTTTGGCTTAACTGCAAACTGATATGCTGATGGGTCTGCATTTGCAAAATCTGAATCTGGAGTTGGACCTTGAATAGGGCCTTTTGGATCTCTAATTGTAAAAGAAATTTCTCCACCCTCATAATCATCATTAAGATACATAACAAAAGAAACTTTTAATCTTCCATCGCCCTCTTGCTGATCAAAATGTGCACCCATAAAAGTTCCTGGCTGATATTTTTTAATTGGATACTGCGGAAACAGTTTTGGCTCTTCTGCAATTCCTTGTGCCTTGCCATAGTCTCTTGCTACATCATCAAATGCTTTTTGTAAGGTGTTGTAAATGTATTTATTTTTTTCATCAGTATCTGCAGTTAGTGCAATAGTTTTATCTGTTCCATACACGTAATGTTGACCGCTACAAGCCATCCACTCACCCCAAGGATTTTTGTTGTCGTTTTCAATTGCGGCTACAAGTTTTTTAGGGTCTTCAATTACATTTGTGTAATAGTAAACTTTTTCTTCTAGTATTTCTCTATTCATTTCTTCTCCTTAGTATTTGTTATCTTTATAAAAATCTTTTTTCTTTATAAAGCCAACAGTAACATATCGTATAGGGCCTTCTCCTACTTTTCTAACTCCATGCTCGAACTCTTCATTTCCTGGAAAAACAAGAAGTGTTCCTGGCTTTGGTCTTAGGTCTGAATTTTTTTTATTTTTAAAAAACAATTCACCATCCTTATAGTCATCATTAATATAAAGTATAGTAGCATATTGAATAGATGGATCTGTATGTTGATCTGTATGCAATTTTAACTCAACCCCTTTTTGCATTCTTTGCAAAGTTCCAAATCCACCAAGTTCTAATGACTGATCTACTAACTCAATTAGATCTGAAATTCTGTTATGAAGCGTGACGCTTATATCTGTTCCAACAATATTTAAATTTTTGTCTTCCCAGCCCACAGTTATTTCAAATTTACCCTCTGCAACTAAATTTTTTACATCATCTCGTCCAAACTTTTCCATGCAAAATCTAGCAAGATTTTGAGTGTACTCTATTGACCAATCCTTGTTATCAGTAGTATTAATTATGTCTAATAACACATCTAGTTCTTCTTTTTTTAAAAAGTCGTATACAAATAAAACTTGATCATGAAAAACTTCAACTTTATACCCAGCATCTTCAAATTGTTTTTTTAAAAAAATGCTCATCTGTTACTCTTCCGCCTTGTACTTGTTTCCATCGGCATCAATTTTCCATCCTTGTTTAAGTAATTCTTGCCATTCTGCTCTCTCAATTTCTTGATGCGCTCTAGTTTCTTTCATTTCTGCTGCCCAAGCATCTCTTACTTCTTGTGGGTATGCGCTTTCTTCTCTGTCATCCCAAAAAGATCCGATAGTATATCTGACCCCTTTAGTTATTAAAGTTACTTCATGCATATTGTTAAATCCCCCGTCAAATGCAGCAAGCATTCCAACCTTGGGCTGTAGGCTTATCTCCTGATCTGGAAATTGCAACATGCCTCCTTCAAAATTATCATTTAAATATAAAAATGCTGCATAACGACTTCTTGTAAAAGCGCCAGAGTGTCCGTGCTCATCTGTGTTATCAGAATGTTTTCTTGCATATGCTCCTGGTTCCCACTTTTGTGTATGGTATCCAATTTGAGAAATTATTTTTGGATCAAGATCGTGAACACTTGCAACGGCGTTAATAATTCCTTGTTTTATTTGTGAAAATATATCACTTGGCAAGCCTTCGCTAATTACATGCTCGTCATTATCTTGTGGTAATACTGAAGAGTAAGATTCATAAAAAGATATAGGCATCCATGTTATTGTTCCAACCTCTACATGTTTATCTAAAATTTTTACAAGTTTTGCAGCAGTTTCTGTATCAATAAAATTTTCATAAACAACAATATCCTTAGTTATTCTTTTTTTATTTGTTAAATTCATGGCTTTCTATCCCCTGTATGTTCTGTTATTTCCCAAAAAAATGGACAGGTATATCTAATGCCACTTTTTACTTCTGTTACTCCATGAATATATTGCATATCTCCTGGGAAAAAATATGCTGCACCCTTTTTAGGTTTAAACTTTATTCCTTGGTTTGGGAAATACAACTCTCCACCTTCATAGTCTTCGTTTAAATAAAACAAACTAGACAAGTCATAATTTGGAAAATCATTTGGCAATCCAGCATCTAGGCCTTCGTGCAACTCTTTATCTGCATGTGGATTTTGAAATTGTCCTGGGAGCCATCGCACTATAGTTGTTCCAGTAGGGATAACTTTAACTTTATAAAAATCTTCTACTATTGGCTTTAATCTTTCAAATAGTCCTGCAATTACTGGTGCAATGGTCGGATCATTTTTGTTAAGGGTTGGACTGGTTGCAACTCTATCTTTCCAATAGTCTGAATCATAAACAACAGTGCCATTTTCATTTATGTGACTTTCTGTGACATCCCAAATGGTGATGGACTTTGCAGCCTTTTCTAAAAAAACAATTTCATCTTCCGTCATAAAATTTTCTAACTCTACAATCATGTCTTTACTATTACCAAACCATCCAGACGGAGTTATCGATGGCTTTCTAACTACAACAATTGCTTTTTCTTTGTCCATAATAAAATTATATCATAGGCTTTAGCCTACAAACTCCTATCTATTTCTAGTTGTTTTAAAGATCTTTCTACGTTAAATCTCCAATTGTCTTTGCCAAACGAAGTAACAATTTTAATACATAAATCTTCATAGTCTTTTTTGCTTAGTTTATCCTTTATTTGATAAAGAGCGTTAATGGTATCTATATAATTTTGCCTCACAAAAGATGGGTCTCCTGCTTGATTTCTTTTTAATACTTTTGTGTTAATTTTTCCATTTGGTTCGTATAAGCAAACAGTCAAATAGTTTTTTGCAAATCCAGCATCTTGATACATTCTGTATCCATCAACAGCCTCTTCTACCGTAGAAAAAGAAATTATTGATCTTGCTGGGGTTTCTCCATCTCTTGCAACTGTTATCATATAGTGACTTACTTTTCCTTCTTTAGAATTTTTTATATAACTATTAACTATATCCTCGTGCGTTGGCTTTTGTTCACTCATCATGTACCCAAAATAGTATGATCTTTTACATTAAGTTTTAAAGTTTTTACTTCGTGGGAACCAAGACTTTCTCCTTTTTCATTAACCGCATCTCTGTACCAGTCAGTCCATTTACCAGATTGGTTTACTACTTGTGAGGCTTCTCCATAACTTCTATTTGCTTCTTGTCTTTTATTTTCTGGATCTTGATATTGATTAATTTCAATACAAGAATTATTTAAAGCACCCAAAGAAATTGGAATAATTGTGGCCAGCGGAGTTCCAGCCTTTATTAATATTTCTTTATTTGCAGATTTTGCTTTTATTGCTAATGGAAGTGGATTATCAAGAAAAGATGTACTTATTAAAGAAGACATTGTTTCAAAATCACTGTTAAAGTAATTAACTGGGTTAATAGTAAATAGACTAACATTTTGTTCTGTTTTAAAATATAATCCAGTATTAAAACTTACACTTGATTGCCCTCTTCCAGTGTAATAAAAATTATTTTTAAACTGCAAGGTTCCATCTTTATCGTAATTGCTAATTTTCTCATCTTTAATTTCGCCTCCCGCTAAAATCTTAACGTTGTCTCCAGTTTGACTATTAACGCCATCCCAAATAAAAGATACATCTTCTAAACAAGATATGTTCCACCCAATTACATTTGCTTGGCTTACTGGAAAACAGTGATATGCGTGTTTTTCTGAAGTTGCGTCCATCCAATCTCTTTTTATAGACATTGGACTAATCTTCATGTTTGACCAAGAAGTTTTTTCAACTGAAATATTAAACATTATTCATCGGCCCATTTCTGGTCATACATATCTGGTGTATGAAATTTTCTACTATAATCAAGCATGGTTACAATTGAATACTTGGTTCCAGACACTACTGGCATTGCTTGATGAGGATACATAAAGTTTGACGGAAATATAAATAAATCACCTGCCTCTGGCTTTATGTTTAGATTTTGCAATCTAAAGTACAACTCCCCGCCTTCATAGTCGTCATTTACATATGCAACTAAAGATACTGTGCAGTTATAAGAATATCCATGATCGTGATGCTCTTTAAAGTGTTGTCCTGGACCATATTTAATAAAATTAAAAGCCTCCCAATATTTTAAAGGCATAATATTATGTTCTCGCCTGTAGTCTTCAACGGCTGCAAATTGAGCATCATAAATATCTTGCCACAGGGCTTGAAGTTTTAAAGAGTCTTCACTTGTGTCCTGTAACATGTCTGTTTTTTTAAATTTAAAATCTACGCAATCTCTATAGTCAGGCTTTAACATTCGGTATCCAACAAATGCTGGTAGCCAATGATGCCTTTTTCCTTCTGGAGATAAATCTTCGTATCCAGCAACAGAGCCTAAAGTACTTTCAAGTCTATCAATTACATTAAATTCTTTTTTAATTACACCTTTATAAACAAAAATACCATTTCCAAGATTTTGTCTTTCTGTCCAAGTTTGCATTTTACTTACTCCTTATTTATATTCTCTTCGTGACCAGACTTTATTTTTATATATTCCACCATCTGCCTGACGGTAAAAATTTGAGTTTTTAACCATTTTATCATAAACTTCAGATTGATTTAAAATTTCTATCTTTTTTTCCCAGTCTTCTCTTTTAAAAGGAAGCACTTGTAGGTACGGGGTTCCAGCAGGGATTGTTCCTTCCCATCCTTCTGCAACAAAAAATGGAAAACTTCCAAGAAGGTGAACCTTGTCAGAATCGACAATCCCAGTTGTATTTAAAAAAGGAAGGTCAAACCTGTTCATTGGGGTCATAAATAATGCACTATATCCTTCTGGTAACTCTAAGCCCCAGTCTGAATACCAAGCAAAATGATGCTCATAAAATCCTTTGGGATGTTTAAACTGTGCCATTGGAGGTCTTTGGGTACAGAAATCTTTGTACTTTAAATCTTCAATCTTTACATCAATAACTCCTTGATTATTTTTAAAAAATGTTAAATCGCATGGAGTTTTAAGAACATATCCAGTTGAGAATGCATCCATAATAGCAGGGCATGCTTTCCAAGTTGGAATTTTTCCATAATCATCTGTTGTTCCTTCTTTTGGAAAAGGACAAACCTCTTTTGGTGCTTTATAATATTCTCCATTTGGCATTTTTGCAAACCTGTCGGCATTTTTATACCATTCTGGAATTACGCTTTGTGTTGTGCTGGGTGTGCTTTTACTATTTTCATTTAGCCATGGCCTAAGTGATCTAAAAATTGCTACATTTAAAATTGAAGACATTACTTATGGCCTATTTCATTTATATCAGTCATAATAACAACGCAGTATTTTGTTCCTGACTGCATTGGAAGTGATGCATGTTCATAAATATAATTTGAAGGGAATACGGCTATGTCTCCTACTCTTGGTTTAATAACAAGATTATCTAGCCTTGGAAACTTTAACTCTCCCCCTTCATAATCATCATTAATGTAAATTACAGCAGAAACTGTACAGATGTATGCTGGTCCATGGTCTGCATGAATATTAAAATGTGTTCCTTCTCCTTCGTACTTTACAAAGTTAAAAGCCTCATAATATGTAACATTAATTCCCCAATACTTTGCATAATCATCAATACAATATTTAAGTTTTTGGTATATCTCTTCATGTAAATCTATTAATTCAGAGTTTGACTCATCCTTGGGACCTAGATTTTCTTGTTTATATTTAAAGTCCACACAGTCTCTTGCTTTTTTAATTGGTTGGTCGGAATTAGTTACTTTTGCCTCTGACCATTGATACTTACCATTGTTACCCAAATTTGATTCAAGTGTGTCTATGTATCTTTTAGAATCTTCTAAAGAAAAAGTATTATGATAAACATGTAACCCTAAACCAAGATTTTCAGCACTAATGTTTTCATTTAATTTTCTTAGAGGAACTCTGTTTGATGCTGTTTCTGATCTATCTTTTGTAAACCAGGGATTTGAGTTTTCATCAAATTCTGAGTATACTGGCACTGACTTAGTTTGTTCAACATCCAAACTTTTTAACGATGTGCTAGATTTTTTTGTGTATACATACTTGTTAGCAAGATATCCGATAACGCTATTATGAATTGGAGTAGAGTTTGCGGGTGGATGTAATCTTTTATTTTTAAGCCAAGAAGATGCAAACAAAGAGACTGCAACTTTATCTTTTATTAAATCCATTGTTTTTTCAAAATGCTCTGGAAGTATAAGACGATCAATATGTGCGTATCTAACTGCATGAAACACGTTTTCTTCTTTAACAAAATGCATTAAATCGTTTTTTGAAAATGTATCTGTTAATAATGTTGGTCCAAATTTAAGTTCGTCGTCTTCGCAATCTTTTGTTGAATTTTTAATGTAATTAAGCATTTCATCTAAAATTTCTTCATTGCCAATATATAAGATATCGTTATTAACTCTTATTGGACCTCCTAACTCTTCTGGTTGATCCATCATAAATCCAGCAAGGTAAGGCTCTCGATCTGGCCACACTTCTTTTAAACAAACTACATCAGAATCAGTCCAAATAAAATCTGTTTTCTTTAACATATAAAGTCTAAATATATCAGCAAACTGGGCATGTCCTTCGCTTGGCAAACCTTTATCAATTTTTGGCAAATACACGTCTTTTTCTAACATTATTTCATTTGCATCTTTTTTAATTACACCATCTGGTACATCAATAGACATATCATATAAATATACATTTAATTCATGTCCGTGATAAATGTATGAATTCCAAGAAATTTGTTGTAATAGCGTGGGTTTGTTTCCAAACCACATAGTTGCAAACTTTAGCCCCATAAACTCTCCCTGTTTCTTTTAATTAATTGTATCATATCGTTTTATAATTTAAAAACTTATTCATTTTTTAACATTTTTACTTCATTTTCTAAATTTTCTACTTTTTGCATTAATATTTTTAAAACCTCTACAGAGTAAACAGAAAGAAGGTCATATCTAAGGCCTAGCGGTTTATTTTTTTTGTCCAGAACAACTATATATTTAAGAGAGTCTATTTCGTTAACTTCTTCTGCAATATATCCAATTTGTCTAACCTCTTTTAGGTCATTATTATATATCCAAGTTACTGGATTTAAACTTTTTATGGTTTTTTCAAAATCAATTTTTATTTGATCCATACTGTTTAACTACCCCCTTATTTTTTGTTATTTTATACTAACAATCCTTATTATACTATGTTTAAATCTCTTGGATGAGTAAATAAAGAATCCTGGATTGTAAAATGCTGGGAAGTACGGTGGGAAGAACGGAAAGAACGGTGGGAAGAATGGGAAGAATGGTGGGAAGAATGGGAAGAATGGGAAGAATGGTGGGAAGAATGGGAAGAACGGCGGGAAGAATGGGAAGAACGGTGGGAAGAACGGAAAGAATGGTGGGAAGAATGGTGGAAAAAATGGCGGGGTAGTTACACTACTTGATGCATTTGAAGTTGCAGAGTTTCCGTTAGCATTAGTCGCATAAACTGTATAAGTTTGTGATGTGTCTGCTTCTTGATTCACAACCACACTTGTAGTTCCTGAACCAACAGTAGCGCCTTTGCTATCTGATGATGCCCAAGTATATCCAGTAATTGCAGATCCGCCAGTTGCAGGGGCTGACCAAGAAACTGTATCTGCAAGTGCTGCTGTTGATACGCTTGGTGCTGAAGGTGTCGCTGGTACTGTTGTTGCTGTAATAGAGTTAGAAGCAGATGAGTCAAGTGATGAACCTGATAAGTTATTTCCTTTAACGGTAAATGTATAGGATGTGTTAGACTGTAATCCTTCAATTGTTATAGGTGAAGAAGCGCCAGTTGCGGTGTAACTGCCTGGTGATGATGTAACTGTAAACGATGTTGCAGGCGCACCTGATCCTTCGGTAAAGGTTACGGTAGCGGCACCATTATTGAATGCACGAGATGTTCCCACATTGGTTGCTGTTCCAATGGTTGGGATACCAGGAGCACCCTTTGCAGAGGAACTAATGGTACCCAGAATATCTGTTGCCATTAACCTACCCTTTCCGTTCTTTAATTAAATTAACTAATATCTCCTACAACGTACCAAACATCTGAGCCTTCATATACGCATGTTGCTGAAGAATACTGAGCACGAAGTTTTGGAGCAGCAGCGGTTGCGCCAGTGCTTCTAATAGTAACTCCAGAGCCTTGTGCAAAAGTAACTTGACCTGCACCCTTTTGAAGAACAGTTATCTGTGATCCAGTTGCGTAAGCAACATCACCTGATGGTGGAACAGTAACTGTAATTGCTGAAGCATTAGAGGCTGTTACAACTTTTCCAGCATCACCTAAAACAAGTGTGTATGTTGTTCCAGTTTGAGCATTAAGTCCTAGATTAATTTTAGGAGATGTTAATGTTTTGTTTGTTAAGGTTTCTGCTACATCTTTTAACAATGTACCGTTTAAATAAAGTGATTTTCCAGATGCTAAGTTAATGTGCTCGGAAGATGTCCAAGCGTCTGTAGCGTCAACCCAGTTAAAGGTTTTGTCTGTTGCGCCTTTTAATGTTATACCGCCACCATCAGCAGTTACATCTGTTGGGGTTTCTACATCTGCAAGAACGATGTTTTTATCTTCTACTACAAGATTTGTTGAGTTAATATTTGTTGTGGTTCCATTTACAGTTAAGTTTCCAGATATTGTTAAGTTAACCGCTGTTGCATCTCCAGTGAGTGCTGGTGCTGCGAGAGGAGCCTTAGCAGCAAGATCTGTAGTTAATCCAGAAATCTTAGACTGGGCAATTGCTGCGGAGGCATTAACGTCTGCATCAAGAATGGTTCCATCAAGAATCATTGTGCTTGTAACTGTTCCGCTGTCTCCAGTAGTAACAAAGTTAGAATCTGAAAGAGCAGAGTTAAATTCTGCAGCAGTTCCAGTAACGGTGTTGGAGCCAAGTGAAATAGATTTATTAGAAAATGTATTTGTTGAAGATGCGCTAACTGTAATATCGGTTGTTAAAGCAACTGTTCCCGAAGCATCAGGAAATGCAATCGCTCTGTCAGCAGTTGGATCGGTAACAGTTATTGTGGTTTCAAAATCATTTGGTGTAGAACCTTCAAGAACAATACTTCCATCCGTAATAATTAGATTGCTTACGTTTGGACTAGTTAAGGTTTTGTTTGTAAGGGTCTGTGTAGCACTTTCAGTTACATAACCAGTTAGGGATGGAATATCTGTAAGAAGTGCTACAGTTCCTGTTATGTCTTGAAAGGTAACAGTTCTGTCAGAAGTTGGATTTCCTGCAGAAATTGTTAACTCAAAATCGTCTACTGTTGCGCCTTCTATAACAAAAGAGCCATCTGAAAGTGTTAATCCAGAAACTGTTGGAGAGGTTAGGGTTTTGTTTGTTAATGTTTCAGTACCTGCTAAAGTTGCAAAATCTGCATCTGACATTGCTGTGTTAAACTCTGCCTTTGTTCCTGTAATTGTATTTGTAGTCAGTGAAATAGACTTGTTTGTAAATGTATCAGATGTATCTCTAAGAGGAATAACTCCTGTTGCATTTTGAAGAGTAATTACGTTATCTTGTGTAGGCTCTGTTACTTGAACAGTTGTTTCAAAATCATTAGGTGTTGAACCTTCAAAAACTAGAGAATTTTGAATTTGAATTGTGGATGAATCGATAGTTGTAGTAGTTCCTAAAACTGTTAAATTGCCAGAAAGTGAAAGACTTGTTCCAGATATTGCCCCAGTAAAAGTTGCACCAGATAATGCTGCTACGTTTGCTGCTAAAGCAACTGTTCCTGTAGCATCTGGAAATGTAATTGTTCTGTCTGCTGTAGGATCTGTGATTTGAAGGGTAGTTTCAAAATCATTTGCTGTAGCGCCTTCAAAAGTAATACTTGAACCAAAAGCAGGGTTTGCTGTAGAATTAATATCAGCAAAGTAGTCTAAGTCGGCCCAGTGATTTGTGCCATCACCAATTTTAAATTTATTTGTATCTGATTCCCACCCAATTTCACCAGCATTTAATACTGGGTTTGCCCCTGTCCA